TTCATGGTAGCTTCTTGTCTTTTAGTTAAAGCTTTTTTCTTTATTGGCTTTTTTCTTCGCCTAGTAACCATAAGACTTTTTCATAGTTTTCTTTTTCTTCATGGTCTTTTTTTGTTTAGCCATCTTTTTTTTCTTAGGGGGTCTCCCCATTTTGCTTCCGTAAGTTCCTTTACCACCTGGCATATTATTTCTCCAAAGTTAATTAATACCCATATTATTACCCGTAAGGGTTATCTACGTCAATATCATCATCTGCTGACCACGTTATTCCGTCTACATGAGACAAAAGAGCGTTTAGTTCTAACTCTTTAGAGTTAAAGTGTTTTGTTATCCAGTCTTTTACAACCTCATCTGTTACGTTAGTTATATGTATAAAGTCAACGTCATTAGTGTCTTTAGCAAAATAATCAAACGTTATATATTGTTTTGGAACAGTGACTGTATTGCTAGAATCAGCTGTTTCGTAAGCATTTATTGTATATTCAACTTCTGTTACTACTACTTTACCATCCTCTGTTATTTGCTTAGAAGTTATAACGTCTGGGGTAAAACTAGCTGTATATCTTTTTAAAACTGCCATAATTAACTTGCGCTGAACTTAACAAACCTAACATCCGCCGATCCTATTTGTCTAGTTCCTCCGTCTCCTTGTCCGTATATATAACATTTTATTGTGCCACTGCCCGTATATCTAAACGCTATTGGTAGGTTAGCAGTGTCAGCACTACTTATTAACCTAGAATTAATTATGCTTGTATTTAAGTGCTGTATGTCAGGAGTTCTATAAACTACACCAGAACTGCTATCTAATAGTTCTGCCGTGTCACTACCACCTGATGTAACTGTCGTATTGACCGTGCCATCAGAAAACAACAAATGTATAGTTTTAACTTGCCCGGTGCCTCCGACTAAACGCACATAACCTTGATAGAACCCAGCTCCTGTTCCAACTGTAGTTATCTCTGCGTATCTTTTAGAGTTGTTGTTAAAGTTACCAATAGAACTACCAGAAACAAGACCGCCATTTGTAGGCAACGCTAAATCTGTAACGTTTATTTTTGACGCTGTAATGCTGTTAGCTCCAATCCTATCAGCAGAAATAGTGCCCGCATTTATTTTACCTGCGTCTAAATCATTTATTTTTGCATTTGTAATTTGTGCGTCTCCAATCTTAGCCGTTGTAATTTGAGCGTCTCCAATTTTAGCCGTTGTGATTTGAGCGCTTCCAATTTTAGCCGTTGTGATAGCTGCGTCCGCTATCTTAGCCGTTTGGATAGTTCCAGTAGCTATACGTGCATTTGTTATAGCTCCGTTTTGAATTCGTGCACTATCTATAAACACTGAACCACCACTCACAATAAAGGGCGCTACTTCTGCATTAGTGCCATTCCATATAGCAAACTTGTCAGCCAAAAACTGCACATGGGACTGGGCTCCTGCTCCATCACTTGCATTAGATCCAATAACCATGCCTGCTACTGATTTACTGCCATTTGATTCTGTGGACGCTTGTAATACAAACATCGCATTAAGATCCCCAGTATGGCTTGCAGTTGTTGAAGTCAAGCTAGTCACATTAGAAGTATTGCTGTTAATACTAGATGTATGGCTTGTTAGAGTTGATGCGTGGCTATTTACTGTTGTTTGAAGTGTACTTACATTGCTGGTCACTGTGGCAATGTTTGTAGCATTTGTGCTATCTGCGTTTGTTAATACTGAGTACCCAGGCAAGTTAGCTAAAGTTTGACTTAACTGGGTCATGACCGCAGCTATATCTTCTACTGTGCTGGCTTTTGTACCGTTTGTTTGATTAAAAGGGCCCCTGACTCCAGCTGTGTTTACAAACCTTACCCAGTAAAAATACTCTTGGTTATACCCTACTTCATCAGTTGTTATAGCAGCTTCAGTTGTGGTAACTAATTGTGCGGTTCCTATAGAGTCGTCTCTTGACCTAAAGACTTCTGTAAAAGCGTGACCACTATAAGCAGGAGTGTTCCAGTCTATTATAATCGTAGTAAAAGCTCCAGAAGCTGACAATCCGGTAGGGGCAGGGGGTATGCTTAAATCTACAGGATTGTCTTTAGCTCCAACAAAATCAGTAGTTGTAGTGTTTGGATCAAACTTTTTGTTTGTAAGTTTTTTAGCCATACCAGAGTCTACTAACTCTCGTAGTGTTATAGCTCTATCTAATGGGTCGCCTTCTTGCCCTAGTCTAACTGCTAAGGCCTCTTTCATGGCCTGTAATGAGCCTCGTAACTCCGGCTCTGTGTTAGCTGGTATGTTTTTTAAGCCAGGAAGTTTAGTCGCTTTACTCATTATATTTGTTTCAATTCATCTATAGATTGCCCTAAACATATTTCATCTACTATGGTTGCTCCTTCTACTTCTATTGCAAACGTTTTATGAACACTAGCAGGCAATCTTACGATTGGTTCTGATATATTCGTTGAACTAAAGCTAGGAGTTGTACCTGTAACTGTAAAAGCACTACCAGACGTAGCTATAACTGCGTTATAAATAACACTACCATCTCCATATACTTTTACTCTTACCGGATAACTTTGCGCTTGTACCTTTGCAAACCCCATACTCATAGGAGCGGGAGGTACAAACTCTTTAGATTTCCAATTGTATGTTAAGTTGGTACTGCTATCACCTTGAAACTCTTTGATCGTGTTACTTATAATTAAATATAACTGGCTGTCGTCCGGGTCTGTGTGTCCTCCACGTATCTCAGCACTAGCATCTAAGTTAACTAAAGCTGCAGGCGATAAGGATCTACTAGTCCCCTCTCGCACTAAACGCGGATCAAATATAAAGCCACCAAAACCACTACCTGTGGAGAAAAAACCTACATATCTACCTTCCCATAAAAACCCTCTTATAGTACTTGGGTAATAGCTAGACTGCCATTGCGAAGGTGTTATCAAAGCCTCAGTTATAACAGAAACACGAGTGCCTTCTACCGCTACCAAACCATCTGGTCCTGCATATATAACATAGTCACCCATATCCACCATAGAGTTTTTATTTAAACAGGCCTCAGAAGAATCTATGCGTATAGCAGCCATAGACCTAGGTTCTGTGCCTGTTACTAGATATGGAGTGGCTTTTGTGCCTACTACTACACCATTACTAGTTACAGCTATGCCTACAATCTCTTCTTCAATAGTAATTCTGTTAGACGCAGGCCAAGCATAAGGTAAAAAAGGCTCAGAAAAACAAACACGTTTACCTGTAAACCCAGCTAATATACCGTTTGGCAAACTAACTAAACCTTTCATAGGCCCATCGGGGTACAAGCTCGTGTCATCGTCTGGGGGCGCAATATGGAACGTGGACGGGATAACTTCAGCTAATTCATTGTTCTTTGAAGTATCTGTAAATGTTGTAGCAGATAAAGCGAGTTCTGTAACGAATTGAAAATCAGTAGTGTTTGAACCTGTGTTAGATCTGTATATACGTTTTTTAAGAAGATTAGTGTTTGATTTTGCACTAGAAGTTTCTAAGTTGCTTAAAGCAACACTTTGATTATCGTCTGTAGTTATAACTGTAGAAGCAGGAGAAGGAGGGCCTTCTTCACCATACGCACTTACAAATGTATAAACGTAAGAGGTAGAAAAATCTAACTCTGCATCCGATGGGCCATTGAAAGATGCTCCGTTAGTTACACTACTAGAAGTGGTTGCACTAGACCCTGAACCATTGGTAGCCACTGTAAGAGTAGTGTTACTAGGCACTGTTTTAATTTTATAGTCACCGTTTATCTCATCGGCTGTAAGTCCCCCAGTAGCAGAAAAACCAGCAAGAGTTACATAATCATCTACTGATGCGCCATGAGCACTAGCTGTTGTGACAGTTATAGTTCCAGTCCCACTAGCTGTCGTAATAGTAGCGTTTATAGTAGTAGGAGCGACTAAGGCTACAGTAGGGGCTGCGGTTGGAGCAGGTATACCTAGTCTGTAGAAACCACTAGGATAAGGTGCAGATCCAATAATATCAGAACTTCTACCCATTTTAGGAAATGCTTCACCCGACCAATAAATCGTGTCGTTGGTGTCTCCGGGCACTGGCCCACGCACGACATTTACGTCATCTTCAAATTGCAACCAACGCTCAGGAGAATCTGTATATTTAAATATAGCGTTTTTGGTTGTGCTCGCTAAAGTAGAAACTCCACTAGATGGGTTAGTAGTAGAGTTATCTTTGACAGGAACTAGCCTGCCAGTTTCAAGGTTTACATCAGTTGCTGTCTGAGCAAGCGTATCTCCTAAAAGGCGTGGCGATATTCTAGGTGCAAGACCTCCAAATGTAATAAGTTTATAATAAGCCATTTTTTCATTATACAGTATTAAGAACTAATGCTTGTAGTTCTAGACTCCTTCTTCCTACTTGTTTAAACCATCTGCTGTCTTCCATTTCAGCAGCCATTTTTTTCCAGTCATGTTCTCTACAAGCTGACAACATATTCCGAAAGTTAGACATTCTCGTGCCACCTAAATTAAAACACATGTTTACTAACACGTGTTGTATATCTTCGGGCAACGAATAAAAATCTTTCTCATCACCAAACACGTGAATTGCTTCGTCAAGGTGTTTTTTAAAATCATCTTCGTAGTATAGATCTACTACCTCTTGAGTTACAGGTGTGCCTATTTCCCAATTGTATTCGGGGTCGTTTGGCTGACACAAATGGCCTACACCCAATGTTTTATAACCTAAACTATCTTCATAGATTTCTAAGACCTCGCCTTCATGACGTTTTATTTCAGCTTTGCATTTTTCAATATTCATAGTTACTCCTTTTCTTCTTTTACTTTAACAGTGGATTTTATTTTATCTTCTTTTAAAATAATTCTAAGATCTCCTGTTAGTGCAGATATACCTGACTGTGCTAGCCTAACTTCTATAGCAAGATCGTTAAGTTTTTGTTGTCCTTTAAATAGGGTGTTAAAAGCTTCAATAGCTCTAGGTGTTAGATTTTCAATGCTGTAAGTTTCACCATCGAAAGTTACTTCTTGTATTTGATTTTTTTCCATTTAAATACTCCTTATTTATTATATGTGTTTAAGAAAAGATTCTATCAATACCGCTTGCAGCTATAATTAGGACGTAAAGACCTACTATATATCTAGTAAATTTTGCGTCCATAGCCTCAAACTTGTCGGCTCCTCTGTCTAATCTTTTTTCAATGTTTTCATACCGCACAGAACATTCGCGTTCGTGCGCTGCTATTTTTGCCATTGATTCTTTTGCTGTAGCCATTACGAAGGTTTACCCATAGCTATTAAGTCATCATGAGCTTGATCGTCCATAGCCACCCATTCTGTCATTGAATTGGTTATGGTAGTCCAACTACTTGCTGTGTTAACTGGGATGCATACCCACCTATTAGCTTTGGTTGTAATCTCATCTCCGTTTGAATCTCTTAGCCCTGTATAGCAATTTAATTCAACTACTATGGATGGTGTACCAATTATGTTTATTTTTGTCTCAGACTCTATAGCTAATGCTGCATCAGAAACATCTGCTTGCTCTCCTTCATTTTGGTATTCAACTACTGTCCAACCTGACGGCACATTGCCTAATAAATTATGATAAGGGCTGCCCATAGTTAGTTCTTGTTCGTTATTGTGTATGAAATACTTAGCCATTAGAAAGTACCTCTAATCGCTGAGCCTGCACCACCTGGACCACCGCCATAATTATTTCCTTCAGGTCCACCTATTACAACTGAACTAGGTCCACCTGAAGTGCTGTTTGAAAGAATGCAAACTACACCACCG